GAGCATAACTTGTAAGGTAACAGTGCGTCCTATCTTGGTATAGTTTGCATACGGTGAGTTTCCACTTGTGGTGTAAGTGTAAGTTCCCGCAGTGGATGAGCCAAAAAATGTCGGCGTCCAAGTGCCTTCTTCATAATCATCCAGCGCATTTGCCGCCGCCGTATCGCCGTTGAAGGTAAGGCCACCGCCGGACAAAAGACGGGCGGTTTCAGAGCCGCCAGAAAACATCACCAAATCGTTTGTTAATGCACCAACTCTTACGGAACCATCATTGGATGTATTTGCATCTGAGAAAGTAGCAAAAGCATATGTTCCGGCTGTATGAGTTATGCTTGCAACCCTATTCTCACTTGCATTGACTGTTAGTGTTCTTGCGGGAGAATTTGTGCCGATACCGACTTTATCATTACCGCCATCAACAACAAGCATATTAGCGTTGCCGTTGCTTTCAACACGGAAGTCTACGTCTACGCTGTCCTCGTTGAGTACAGTTTCTGTGGGAGTTGCGGAAAAGCGTGACCTTGATGTACCAGCAACCTGTGTCATTAATGACCAAGTTGCATCTTCAGAGCCGTCGCTGACATCTGATGCAAGCACCTCAATTCCACAAAATGCATGGTCTGCACCGGCATCGTTATCAGCAGTCCAACTAATAAATCCGATAGCATCACCGTCGGCGGGAGAAGCAGAATCTCTTGTTAATACTAAATCAGGACCACGACCACCATCTGCGTCTGTAGACTTGAGTGTTAGGTTTGCACTATTGTCGTCAGTAGTGATTGTTGCGCCAGCACTTGATGTTATTGCGCCAGTAACATCAAGCGTACCCGCCGCTGTTGCGTTACCCGTAAGTGTGGTAGTGCCGCTTACAGTGAGACTGTCAGCCGTATTAAATCGTGATACCCCAGAACCAATATACGGCATTAGGTTATCTCCATGATGCTCATAGTTACACTAGCCTTGTCAGCAACAGAACAGTCAATCTGAATCTTGTCTGTTGTTTCAAGGACTACTTTGTTGCCAGCAAGTATTTCAAGAGATGAACCCACAGGAAGCGGGGCATCTTTCAACAAGAATGTTGTCGTGTTGGTCGCTGTACGTCCACCGCCTGATGTATCACTAACCAGCTTCACACTTACTGTGACTTGGCTGGTGTGTACGTTTGAAAGCACCATACCCAAGATTATTGTGGTGGTACTGCCGGGGCAGGTGTACAAGTCTTCTGGCGTACCGCTAGATGCTGGCATAACGTCATGCGATACTACCTTAAATGTGTTAGCCATAGATTATCCCTCTTCGGATATATTATACGTTATTAATCGTTGATTGTCAAGGTTAACCCAGCGCAATTGCAAGGGCTGTCGCTTCGTTAGCAGCATCAGCAGCAGTTACAGCACCGATGTCTGAGATAACTTCTGATGCGGAACGCCCTTCAATGGATGTACCGTCAATACGAAGAAAGTCATTGTCAGCAGCACCACTCGTAAATACGGCTACATTACCACTGCTAATGCCTGTAGCTGCGACTGCTGCTGTACCAAGCCCTAGAGTTGAACGCTGCGCTGCTGCATCGGCATCATCAAGTAGGGCTTTTCCTGCTGCTGTAAGGTCGTATGTGGCTGCGCTACCAGAGCCGGTAAACTGAATACCTTTATCCGCTGCAGATGTCAGACCAGCAATTGCTTGTAAATCTGCATCAAGTCGTGCGTTAGCTACGGTGCCAGAAAGCTGACTGGCATTAATAGTTTTGTTGGTCAAAGTCTGAGTAGCTGTTGTTCCAACAATTTCTTGGTCGCCGCCAGCAGGAAGAGTCAGAGTATTTGTAACTGACGCAGAGTGTGGTTGTGCCTGTATAGTTTGTGCGTGTGCGTTACTTGACTCACAATAAAATTTAACTTGTGAACGAGAACCTGTGCCAGTGCGGATATCAACTAAGCCATCTGAAATGGTCACACCACCAGATGAACCATTGCCGTCGATGTTTACCTTACCCGACCCGTTTGGTAGGATGTCGATATTGCCATTTGACGTGGATACGATGTCGTTGCCATTTACATCAAGGTCGCCACCAAGCTGTGGGCTAGTGTCGGCCACCACTTCTGTCAGGCCACCGGCACTAGAGATAAGGTTAGTGACTGTAACTTTTTTAAGTGCGCTTGCTGATGCGTCATGTAACAGCAGAGTATCGTTAGTAATACTAACATCACCAGACGTAATAGCAGACTGACCGCTAATAACATTCTCGTTGACCATTGCTGTTTCAACTGCATCATTAGCAATCGTTGCTGCACCTGTAGAGGCCAGCGTAATATCACCAGAAATAGCCTTGTTGTCAAAGCTGTCAGAGCCATCATAGATAAGAACGTGACCAGATGCAAGAGATGATATATTGGTATCGTTTAGTTCTTCTAGCGTATCTTCTGTCTGTATCTGTGCATCTACATATGCCTTAATAGCTTTAGCGGATGCCAGCGTCGTATCTGTGCCAGCAACACTGGACAGGTCCGTATCGAGAACACCCGACTTGAGGTTGTCCACTTCGATATTCGACAGGGTATTGTTGTCTGCGTCGATTGTTTTGTTTGTTAGGGTCTTTGTGGTTGCAGCAAGGTACGTGTCGAAAGTGTCAACTGTGGTCTGCCGCATAGTACCGGCGTCATTAGTTACAAGACCGTCAGCACCAGCCACTGCCGTTGTGCCAGCAGATGTGCCACCATCCATCAGGTTGAGTTCTGCAGTCGTAGCAGTAACACCGTCCATAATGTTGAGTTCAGATGTGGTAGCTGTTACCCCATCCATAATGTTCAACTCTGACGCAGTAGCGGTTACACCATCAAGGATGTTTAGTTCTGCTGCAGTCGATGTTACACCATCTAAGATATTGAGTTCTGCCGTAGTCGAGGTTACACCGTCTAGGATATTTATTTCTGCTGCTGTGGATGTTACGCCATCTAGGATATTAAGTTCTGCCGCAGTCGATGTCACACCGTCTAGGATGTTGAGTTCAGCAGCAGTGGATGTTATGGCTGTGCCGTTGAAGTTGATGGCATCTACGTGAGCCGTTCCATCTATATAGAGGTCCTTAAATTCCTTGCCCGATGAACCCAGATCGATATCGTTGTCAGTTGTCGGCTCAATCACGCCGTCCTTAAAGACAACCTGTTCGGTGGACGTACCTGATACGTCTACACTTACTTCGATTTGATTGTTGGGGTTGTCAACAACAACCTTGTTTAAGGGGGTCGTTACTCCCGGATCGCCAATGAGTCCGATAACCGGACCCTCACCTGCTGTGCCATCATGCTTGTGACCAGTGGTATTAACAAACGAGGCTAAAAGCTGGTTGAATTCATCATTGGAATCTGCTGCATCAATAACGTCGCCATCAACGTAGGTTGACTGCCGTGCGGAATATCCTGCCATTTAACGTCTCCCTCCCGGAGTAAATTCTAGTTGATAACCCTTGATTGAAAAGGGTGCAAGTCCGCTGCGGTCATCCACACGCACACCCACTGTAAATCCGCCACCCTCTACGGACTGACGTACCAGAGGTGCGCCTGACGATCCATACACCGCAGTGGCGTACTTACTAATAGGATCGCCGTAGATAGCTGCGCTTCCTCCGGTGCTTAGGGCGTACTCTGCAGGTTGAGGAGTGTCACTAGAAAGAAAATCATAACGAATACGAAAGTTGGAATTCATCGTGCCTTCGTTTTCGTAGTTCCAAATAATTCTTTGCATCATTTTGCGAACACCTGCATCTCCCATATTCAAGTCAGGAGATCGATATCGTGCGGGTATAGAAGTCCCATCAAAAGTGTTACCATCATCGTGTTTGTATACGTAACCGTCGTGACCGCCGTGAACGATTGTTTCGGTGTTGTCGATAAAGCCGGATGCCATGCAGGCAGGCTTGATGCCCTGCAAGTCAGCGTACTCGAACCCCATACCTCCGCTTTCGGAGGACTGCTTAATTACGGCAGCTATGCCCTTTGATCCTGTTTCCACAGTAGCATCTGCAGCAAAAAAGAGGCGGTACTGGCTCTTATTACGAATAACAGTAGAAGAAATTCTGTCGAGACTAATATTAGTAAGCAGAAGCCTGTCCTGTATCTGCTTTGATACTGTACCAAGTTCTACGTCACCGATACGTGCAGTACCCGCAAGGGTGCGAAGCCCATCGGGGGCAAGGTAGATAATGTCACCGCCAAGTTCCTGAATACTGTGCTGACTCACACAGCCGATTCTGCGCGTTACAGGTTGCAGTTGAAAGTCAGCAATGGATGTGCCGGTAAGTTGATGAATCTGATCTTCGCAGAAAATAAACAACGAGTTACGAAAAGTGACTAGCTGAACTACCGTGCTATCGACTTTGATTGACCCTGCGCCGTTTGCTGCAGAAAAATCTGTTTCGCTAAAGGGTGCAGAAAACACAATCTCTTGAGGGTTGGATGACATACCCGCAAAGAACATGTGATTTTTGTGTAAAGCGACAGTTGCAGGATCAGCGGGTGCGCCAGTAGTGTTTACAGCAGTAACGGAACTATTATTAAATATGGCAGCGTTATTAACGCCGTCTACATAGATTATTTTTTCGTTGTTGTCAAAGTTGTATGTAACAAAGCTGTAGCGTTCAGCACCAGTTCTGCCCGTCTGTATCTCTGTCCACGATCCGCTGGTGCCACCCTTAAAAACTTTTGTGCCTCGTGCAGCAATTATGTTGCCCTTGTATATAGCCACGCCAAGAATTTTTTCTGTGGAAGCACTCGTCTGCGGGACAATAGTGGAATTATATTTTGAAAAACCATTGATACGACGATAGCCGCCTGAAATATCCGGCTCAAAGTTAATAAGTTCAAGAGCCGCGCCGGGGGGCATAGAGAACGAATCCCTGTTAAGAATTAGTCCGCCATCTAGCTTTACAACAAATGGACTTAGTAGGGAAGTATCGGGCATTAGACGGCTCTCATGTAATCCTTACGATTAATCAATTCGATACGCATACGAGACAATCCTTCTGTGTAATCTCGCAATGCAAGCTGTGAGAATTGCACATCGGAGCGTAGCATGTGTGCGTAGTACCTAGCGCGATTTACAATAACGTCGTGAAATCTTTCTGGAATAGTAGGTGTGTCTGTGTTTGCGGACATGTCGCTGACTGTCTTATAGTAGTAGTACCTAACGGTGTAGGTGGACACGTCCGGTACAGGAGACAATCCTAGCTTTTGGTCAGGCGTCTTATAAATAAACTCCGGCAGGGCACGTGAACCCGTGTCGGGATTTGTATCGGTCTCATTGCGCCGATCTAAGTATTCATTAAATGAAAGATATCTTAGTTTTTTTTCTGCTGTCGATGCGGATTCTTGTACAGTAAAGCTGTCATAATCAACAGTCTTCGCATCTGATTCTCTGGCATACTCTGCTGTTCCTGCAGTAGTTGTGAAAGATTGACTAACAACAGTAAACGGCCACTCGATTTCTGAGTTGATAATGTCACGTTGAGCCTTGTTGATAAAATCAGCAACAGATGTTTGTATACCCCTAGTCGAAGCCACGTTAGTGATTTCAACCTCGTTGATCTCTCGAAGAACAGCATTGCAGAGTTGGAGATAGTTCATGTTTTACCTGTGAGGTTCGTAAAATTCTTCGGCAGCAACGACGACTGTCAGGGTGTCAGCGGTGCCTGCAGCTACGATAATCTTGTCACCCGCGTGGCAGTAGAGAGGCTTGTCTACTGTAAAGAGTGATTCAGAACCTTTGCCTGTCACTGCGTGGGACGAAAACAACGTGTGTGTAGTCGAGGCATCAGCTTCGTGAAACTTTAGAGTGTAGTTACGATTACTAGAATCGTTGTTGGTTATCAGGACGTGTTCAATGTGGGACGAAAAGTTTGCCGGAACAACGTAGCAATCCGTATCATTCGTATTTGTCAGGGCCGTTGCTTGGGTAACAAACTTGGAACCTCCATTTAATACTGGCATATCTAGTACCCGTTAAGCTTCGCTATCCAGAACTGCAAGTGCTGCCAGCTTGTCCTCAGCATCCGCCCAAGCTTGGACCGCCTTGTCCATTTCTTCAAGCAAATCCGGATGTTCACCGATAGCAGCAGGATTGTTCGTGTAATTCGCATATACAAAGAGTGCATCTTTTTGTTGGGCCTCGTACTTGTGCTTCAATGCTTCGTAGGCAAGTCGTTTCATGTCGGTCTCCCTGTAGAGCATTATACACCTATTTTAACAGTTTGGCAAGGACTTATTTCTTTTGTGACTCGCGGATTGCTTTGAGTGTTTCTTGGATGCTTGGTGGCTTGGCATCGTTAGGCTCATACTTACACTGAAACTCGCGGGGGAACCACTCGTCCATACGAAAAAACAACGTGTCCACCGTATTGTTTACGCCGTGATATACGCACACCCTCTGCTTGTCTACGGTGGTGCAGCCCTTCAACCGACAGGTCACGTACTCTGGGTCTGCAGCGTGAGCAACCTGCCCCTTCATAAAGACGACGAAAGCGTATAGGGCTGCGGCACCTGCAGTAACTACCAGTATCCACGCTACAATCTCTACAAACTTCTGTCTGCGTTCACGCTGCTTGTAGAGTGTTTCCTTGCGCTGCTTACGTATCTGACCTTCCATTGCTACGAGTGAGTCCCACTTCGACTTGCCCATCGTCAGGCTTATCCACTGCTGTAGTTCGTATCGCTGCTGCCTTGCCTTTTCTTTATTGGCAAAGGCGGTTATGGCTTCCTGCTCCACCGTCTGTCCAGCAAACAACTTCTTGAATCTCGGCGGGTTCTTTGCTTCTTTCTCAGCCTGTTCAAGGTCAGACATGGCACCCATCCACCGCGACAGGTCACCAGCCATCTGTTCGATATCCCGCCCTACGGCAAATCCCTTCTTGATTGCTGAAAATGCTGCCGAAGCAGTG